CACCATACAAATGTCCTGAACTTGCAGATGTTATTTTGATATTCAAATCATCCTTTACAGGAAACCAATTTCCTGTCATACCAGGCTTAGGCAACATATATATCTAATCACATGCTTGTCACCAAATATATGATGATGTACTAATAATCTTTTCAATGCCATCGGGGACCGTTACAGTTACCCATTCGTCCATATTGTCTGCTGATTTGATGCAAAGTTGATTCTGAAGCAAGACATATACGTGTGTATCGTCTGTTACAATGTCGCGTAAGCTTGACTCTGAAGGGAGTTTTACTTGTTTCCAGTTTCCTTGACAAGGTGATTGGCATACCCATACATTGCCCGAACCAATTCCCCAAAGAAATCCTTTTGCAGATTCAGATACTTTATCCAATCCTCCTGGCATGGCATTCCAATCAGTTCCCTTAGAAATGCCAGACGTTATTGTATTATTTAGTTGGTCTGTCAACGTATCGTATTCCATTATTTTATAGCATATTTTTACTTTGAGGGTCCAATTCTACCAAAAAGAGGAGTTAGGCCTCGAGTAAAGTAATAATCCACGGACCCATTAGTATGAGATTCGCGGTTAAACTTGTCTTGGTTAAAATGAGGTTTAATGGTAGCACGATTGTATGGATTAGCAACAGCCATTGCATTCACACCAACATATTTACGACGAATCTCCAGCAGCTGAGAATAATCCATAGACCGTCCAAGTTTTCCACTAGAATCTACATTAGGCATTTTAATTATAAGACGATAAAATAATGGATATCGACAAATACCAAAAAGCAAGGGAGGCCGAACTAAACGGATTTCGCCAAGAATACAACGACCTAAAAAGGCAATATAATCAACTACTAAGTCAGGCTGTATATGAGACAGAGCCAACCAAACAAGCAGAGTTAGTGAAACAAATTTTGACAACAAATTCAGAATTAGCCAAACATGTCCGAGAGTTTATACAAGGTTCAAGGGATAAGTTCGACCCTAAAATGATATCTGAATTAACTGCAGATATCGTCCGGTATCAACAAGATTATAATGCAATACAACATTCTTCTGACAAATCCAAGGCATTGAATGAAGTTCTAAATAAGGAAAAATTAGAACTAAAAAGCATTCATGAGCAATTTAATTGGTGGATAGGGTTTTTGCTTGCAGGAATAGTTATTGTTCTTTTATTGATTTTCAGAACATCTTTAAAACAAGCGACAAAGGCACTAGAATCCCTAATGCCCAGTACTTCCACGATTGGGATGGAAGAGTTGTCTGGGGTGTAGAGGATTGGCGAAGCAACTTATAAGACCCTTCTTTTATGGGCTTAAGCGGTTCTTGTGGCTGAGTAGGAGGAGGAGCCTTTTCAAGAATAGAGTCCATAGTCTTCTGAGCAGTTTCATATGCAGATTTGTATTGGGGTTCTTGGGTTAAAAAGTATTGAACATAATTGGATTTGAATTGATTTTTAGCAGAGTCAAAGGTTCCTTCCATTTATGTTTAAGTTTGAAGAACATTTGCTACACAATATCTATGATACGTACAATTTCCTGCAGATTCAGAAAACCTCTGAACTTCTACTACATCCCCTGACCGAGCTCCAATCCACTTTGCTGCAGGGTCTTCAGAATCAATCCATGGCAGTTGCTTTTTGGGGTCAGTGATATTGAACTTCTTCTCAAGTGCAGCCAACTCCTCCTTAGATATGATACGATGAGGAGGAAATTTGCGATGAGTCGTAATATCAAATTGAAGACGACGAATCTCAAATACTTGAAATAATGGTTTCTTTGTATCGTTGTTGTAAGTCCGAATAAAGTCTAGAACGTTCTCAGATGGAGGAGATAGTGTAACAACAATTGCTCCGTGAGTATAATTGTTCTCCTCTGCAAATGTGATATATGTTTGGAGGATGTTTTCAGTGACACGTCCTTTCTCACTAAAGATGACCAAAACGCCACCAATATTAAACATTCTTGTTTCATCAACTGGTGACCCAAGAGTGTCCACACTGTCTACTTTAATATCGCGACCAACAAGCATCCGTTTGATTGTCTCGATTGCTCTATCTTCCATTTCTTACCCTTGTTGTTATAGATGAAAACTCTTTCCGTTTTAAAAGTATAAATGGATATGAAAAAATATAGCAAGTTTGCATATCTCGGAGCGGCTTTAGTTTTAGTTCTTATGGCAGTTGCATACTTTGGCAGAGAAGGATATCAGCCTGAATTTCTTGACCAATCAAATGTTCAGCGGACTCAAGTAAAGGCCAAATCTTCTTACGACCAATCCACCAATTCAGTCCGACCTGATGGAAGATTTGAAGCTCCTCCTATCCAAGGAATGAAGTCACCCTTTCGAGTGAATATATGGGATTCTTATATACCTTAACCCAATGCAAACTTCATATTTTGTTCGATGCGAGCACGCTGCTCAGCAGGGAACAGATTATCTGATAGAAGTCTTGCTCCTGCCTGCTTGGAAACATCTTTGCGTCCTGTATGAAAGGCAATAATGCATAGTTCATCCCACATACGCCAGTCATAAATATCGCTCTCAACAAAAAGAACATTCTCTTTCGGTTTAGGGATACTTGTTGCATACATAATCATTGCCAAAAGTTCAGGGCTAAACATATTTTTTGCACGGCATTGTGAGGCATAGTGAACAAGTGATTCATTCCTTAGAGGATTGAATTCGTGCGCCTTCCATGCCCACTCTTTATCATGCGTAAGCTTAGCAATATTCATTGCACTCACACATTGCTCTTCTCTCCACCTACCCATCTCTACACGCTTCTTATACCACTTGACTGCCTCAGAAACATTTCCACCATCACGATAAGACTGTGCCAAATAAAACACATATCGGTCATTGTCCGGTTCCTTCTCGAGCTCCTTTAGAATGGTTTCAGCATCCCTTAGATACTTGTTTCCATCCTGCAGAGAGCGATTGCCCAAGGTTCTTCCAACCATAAAGATTTCATTGGGAAGTCTAACTATCTTATTGTTTTGCTTGTCGTTTGTAGGATATTCGTGTAGCACACCCACATAACGCCAATTATCCCCTGCTTTGAATATCTGTGTGCGCTCATACAGAATATTTCCACGTTTTATAGGAACAATTACTGCATTGGGTTGATGCTCTTGTAGAATTTGCTTTAGAAATTCTTTGCCGTTGGGCGGGAATCCCATTAGGTCGTCAGCATCAATCATCAGAATATAATCCATCTTGCCATCACACAACTTCAAAGCTTCAGAACGAGATGCTCCAAATCCTTTCCAGTCTCCACGAATTACTTCTCCTTGAACTCCAGCCTTCTGATAAAACTCTTCAACGATTTGGATAGTATTATCCGTAGAACCCGTATCCAGAATACAAAAAGTATCAATCAATCCTAGTGTAGAATTCAATACCTCGTGAATAATATGGTTTTCATTCTTCACAATCATACAAATACCAATCTTCAAACCTTTCGGCTTTCCAACACGTTCCACCAATGTAGCAACCAAATTCTCTGCAACTGTAATCCCGTCAGGAACACTGTCAGAACAAGGCACACTAATAATCGGCATTCCAGCAAATCGCCAACGCTCGCATCGAACTGATTCGTACATAGTATAATCCTTGTCAGCGTGAAGGTTTAGCAGAACAGAGCACTGACCCACACGCTTATCACGGGGCTCGTCAAACTCATTAATAAAGTCAACCGTATATCCCGCACGCCGAATCTCCTCAATAATATTTAGGCGATAAGGAGTTGGAGTTCCAATTACAGCAACATCAAATTTCTTATCAGAAACAATGCAACTTTTTAGGAACTCGGTTTCACTTGCTAGTTCTGTATATGGCAAATGAGTTCCTTTATCAGTAATATTTGCAAGTGAATAATCGAACACTTCTACATCGTCGCGCAAATACGTCTTGTATTCAGAAAGTTTACATGGGATACATAGTTGTTCAGTATTCAAAAATCCAATCTTACATTCCGCCGGAAGAAGTTCAAATGGGACACGTCTGACGCAAAGGTAAAAATTATTCTCTGTAAACTTAGGAGTATTCGAATCATAAAGGATAACTTCATCTGTTCCTGCAAATGAGACGATGTATTCCTTAAAATACTTGAACTCAGATTTATTTGATAGAATAACTCGCTTCATTTTATTCTTTAATAGTTCAAAGTACTAAAATAGGTTTCTCTTTAACGAGTGGAATGGTCCCTGCTTGGCGGTGTGCTAGAATCTCATCCCATGTAGCCTTCATCTCTGGAAAATGTGTAGGCATCCATTCTGCATCTCTTACCGTAAGCTTTTGCCTCTTCTGAACAAGCACCCAATACAATATCTGCCATTCCATTGGGTCGCCCAGAGTACTCATCTGCCATTCATGAATACTTGAAGCATCTGTAATATGTTTATACTTCACATTTCCAGAACTGTCAACAGCAAAGCAAGACTTGAACTCTGCTTGTGTTTGTTCCCACTCGCTATAGTTCATTGTCTTAAACTGCATCTCAACATAATCGCATTCCTGTAATCCTGTACATTCTATCTGAAGTTGCATTTGATGATAATATGCATCAGGAATAGGCGTCTCAGAATTAAAAGGACGCGAAATAGGACACTTTAGTTCTATCAATCGTCCATTGCGTTCGTCGTTTGTCAATATCAATCCATCAGGTGAAGCCCCAATAAACGGATGCTCAGGATGCTGGACACAGGATAAATCAACCAACTTCACTCCTTCCGTAAAACAATAAATTTCTTTGGCAACTGCTTCAAATCTTGTTCCCCAAATTAGTGCACCAACACCAGGTCCATCTTGCTTTTTGGGAGGAACCAATTTTGACATAATCAATTCACGTCGAGCAGAAGCTGTTGCATCACCAAAACATTTCCAGATTTCAGAAGCAGTCAACATCTCTCCACGCTTCGTAAACCATGCTTGAGTTCGTTGGTCATCAATTCCATAATTAGCAAGAAGGTACTCTATCTTTGCTTCCATGTTATTGTATAGGTA